GGTTCGACCGGATCCCCGCCCGCGATGGGCAGGTCGGGGAGGACTTGTCGTTTTGCATGCGGGCCCGTGAACTCGAGATTCCTGTGCATGTGCATACGGGGGTGCGGACGACGCACATGAAGACCCGGTGGCTGTCCGAACAGGATTATCTCGCCGCGGTCGAAGCGGTGCCGGTCCTGGAGCCGGTCGGATGAGCATGGGATTGCCGTGGCGGCCGGTCCTGCTCGCCCCCGGCCCGGTGCCCGCGATTTCCACGTCGGTGACCGAGGCGGAGACCGCGAAGCTCCAGGAGCTCGCCGCCGAGCCGGGTGTCACGCAGATCCTGGAGGTCGGCTCCGCGTTCGGCTATAGCGCGATCGCGATGGCCTTGGCGAACCCCGGCGCGCACGTCACCGCGGTCGATCCGCACAACCAGCTCGGCTCCCACCCGATCGCGGGTGGCTCCCGGGAGGTCATGGCCGGCAACCTCGACGCCTATGGGGTCGCCGGCCGGGTCACGATGCTGGTGACGACGAGTCAGGAGGCCCTTCCGGGCCTCGAGTTGGCCTCGTTTGATCTGGTGTTCATCGACGCGGACCATGTTGAGGCCGCAGTCGCCCACGACGTGGGGTGGGCGCTCAAGCTGCTCCGCCCCGGTGGGACGCTGGCGTGCCACGATCTGGACGAGTGGACCTGCCCCGGGGTCCGCGCCGCGCTGGATCGGCTGTTCGACCATCCACAGCCGACCGTCGACACGTTGTTCGTCCATCAGCTATGAACCCACTTGTGAGCGTGGTGACCCCCACCTGGCGGCGTCCGCACCTACTCATCAACCGGTGCATCCCCAGCGTGTGGGCCCAAACGTACTCGCCGCTGGAGCATCTGATCGTCATCGACGGGCCCGACCCAGACATGCGGGCGCAGCTCTACGCGCTTGACTACAACACGCATGGCTCCCCGGAGCGGCGGTTCGTCGAGTGCGGCCGCAACTGGGGTGGGGTCGGCCATGCCGCTCGCGCTGCCGGCGCTTGGCTCGCCGCCGGGGAATGGATCGCGTATTTGGATGACGACAACGGGTACCTCCCTGGCCATATCGAGGCGATGGTCGCCGAGGCAGAACGCGCGAACGTGCCGCTGGTGTGCACCGCCTGGCGCACCCCGGACGGTGCCACGGCCGGGTGGGCGCCACCGGGAACCAACCGGACCGACTCTAGCTCGTTCCTCCACCACCGCGACCTGCTCAAGATTGCCTCGTGGCAGCCGGAGGTCGGGTATGCCGCGGATGGGGACCTGATCGACCGGTGGATCGCCGCAGGCGTGTCGTGGTCGTTCCTGGAAGAACCGACGATGGTGTATGGCGGCCCAAGATATGGGGCGCCCGAAGAGAAGGGAGCAGCACATGTCCAAGGGTAAGAGGCTCATCATCGCGCTGGCTGTGGCGGCCGCGCTCACCATCGGTACCACCGCAGCGGCGTGGGCGGACGCATCGCCACCGACCAACGGCGGTAACGGCGCCGGCCAGTCCGGTCAGTGCACCGGCAACCCGGACGACCGGCCCCCGGGCCTGTCCTGCAGCTGAGCTGACGATTCCCTGGTCATGCAGCGATCAACGCCGCCCCATCTCTGAAGGGAGATTCATGACCCGCCAGCTCCGTCCGATCGTCCTGGCCATCGCCATCGCCGCGCTGTTGCAGGTGGGTGATAGTGCTGCGCGTGCGGCTGGGGGCGTCTGCACGGTCAGCCCCGACCCGGTCGCCATCCAGACCGAATACACGATCAGCGCGACCGGCCTGACCCCGGGCGTCTGGTATGTCATCCACCAGCACCAGGCTGGCAGCTCCGCAGCCGACCGTGACGACCTTGTCCAGGCCGATGCGGTCGGCAACGCCGCGCAGACCGTGACAGTGCCGTGGGGGCCGCTCGGGGTGTGGGAAGAGGGCACTGTGGCGGTGGTCTGGAAGCGGTCGTCTGGTAGCGGCTACCAGACTGTTGGCGGTCCGGTCGCATCGTGTGGGTTCACCGTGACAGCCGGCTAGCGGAGGCGCCCCGGTGGCACTGAGCGAGCACAGCATCACCCATTTCAACCAAGGCAACACGGGAGCGGTCGAAACGGCGACCGTGACGGTGCAGCTCGCCGGAACTGACGTCACCGTCGCCACCACCGACGTGCTCATCGCATTGACATGGACAACCGCCAACACTCCAGGCACCCCGACGCTACCATCGAACTTCGCGCTCGTCGGATCCTCGCTGACAAGCGGCAGCGGCGCCGCAGTGACCGCCCTGTACCGCCGTAAGTCCAGTTTCGGGGTCGCTGACGAGTCATCGTGGACGGTCACGTTCGCCGCGGGGGTGAGCGCCTCCTGGGCGGTCCTGGAGGTTGCCGGACTGGACCCGGCGTCGGTCGGCACCGTGGCCGGGGGCAGCGGTTCCGGGACGCTCACCCGGACGGCCGATCCGGTGTCCACCACCACCACGCCGGACGCGCTGATCCTGGCGTTGCACTCCTCAGTCAACGACTCGACCGAGGTGGTTTCCTGGGACAGCCAGACCGGCGGGTTCGGTGAACTGACCGATCAGTGCACCACACGGGCAACCCCGCGCAACGTCTCCCTGGCGGTGTCCAGGCTGTTCCCCGCCGCCAGAGGGACCTACAGTTGCACTGCGACGATGAACGCGACCGGCCTCTCGACCACCTGGGCCAACGCAGGACTGTCGTGCCTGCTGCCGGGATTGCCCCGTCAGATCTCGCTGCTCGCCCACACCGGCTACGAGTTCGCCACCCTGGCGGGGATCACCACCGGCAATGCTGGGTTGCGGCTGTTCGACGAGTCGGCCGGTACCGCCGCCATGAGCATCGTGGCCGGCCGCACAGGCGGGTCCGCATTGCGGATCAACCGCACCGCCAGCGCCTTTCTCGGCTGGACCACCGCCACGCTCGGCGTCGGGATCACCTCTCACTCGGTCCGCCGGTACGTGATGGTCACCGCGGCGACCGGCGCACCTGGACTGCTGGGCACGACGACCGCCAGTGGCGTCAACCTGCTCGTGTCCTATGTGGCAGCGACCGGCAAGATCCGCGTGCAGGCCGGCACCGGCGTCGCGGTCGACTCCGACCACGCTGTCGCGTTGGGATCATGGTGCCGCATCGAATACCGGGTCACGGTCAACCTGACCCAGCACACCTGCGAATGGATGCTGGATGGCGCCCCGCAGACCACCGCGCTGTCCCAGGCGGGGGTCGCCGCCACGACGGTCGCGGCCAGCCGCCGAGGCTGGTCGGATGCGGTCACCGTGGACGCAAGCTATGACGACGAAGCCGACGCCGGGTTCGCCGCCAACCCAGCGGCCTACCCGATCGGTGACGGCCGGGGAATCCTGCTCGGCGTCGATCCGGCCGGGACGCTGACCGTCACCGGGTCGACCGCCAATTTCAAAACGTTCACCGCCAACGGAACACTGGCCGCCTGGGATGCGACCGTTGCCAGTGGCGCCATTTCGGAAGGCCCACCTCCGACAATCGGTGCCAGCGCCGATGGGTTGTGTCAGATCACCGCGGCATCCGGGGACTACGTGGAGATCCCGCTGGCCACCTACACGTTGCAGGGTTTGGAGGACGTCAACGAGTGCAGCATGGTCGCCTGTGGTTGGGCCGCCGCCGCGACGGCCGCGACATTGGCGATCGATGCGTTCGACGATGGCACGACCGCCACCAGCGGCGCACCGATCGCGCTGCTGGTCCTCCAGGATCCGAACTTCGACAACTCGACGACGGCGCCCGCGTGGGCGAAGCGGGCATGGGGCGCGGCCGCGGCCGCGAATTGGTCGCAGGCTCGGCTGAACGCGGCGACATTCCAGGTTGGTTTCTCCACCGACGCCACTCCAGACATCGGGATCCATTGGATCGCCGCAGAAGTGGATCTGACCGCCTCAATCCAGGACCAGCCGGTGTTCGGGGACGTCCATTCAGGCGACGTGCTGGTCTCGGCGACCACCGAGACGGTCAGCGGCGCCCAGCCACTGCTGACCGTCTCCACGCCAGCCGGCAAGGGTGCGACGCTCAGCTACGGCACGGAAGGGTCGCTGGTTGACCTGGTGGTGCCGGCAGCCTCAACGGTGCAGGTTGTCACCGGGGCGGTGTCCGCCCCGATCCCCTACATGGTCCTGTCTCCCGACCCCGAACCGGAGATTGTCTTCCGTGGCTAGCCCACCGACAGTGGTGGCGGTCGGTGCCGTCGACTCGGCTACCCCATGGGTGCCGGGCCTGCCGACCGGCTGGCAGATCAACGACATCCTGCTCATCATCGTCGAGTCGACCGGTGGGGAAACCGCCCCGGCCGCAACCGGATATGCCCATGTCGCCAACTCACCCATCGTGCAGGGCGTCAACACCCAGCTGAGCGTGCTATGGAAGCGGGCGACCGTATCCGAGTCGGCCCCGACCGTGACTGGCCCGTCCGACCATGCCGTCACCCGTATGATCGCCATCCGTGGCTGCCCGATCGGCGGAAACCCGTGGAACGTCAGCGCTGGTGGCTCCGAAGCTGTCTCCGACACTACGGCGGTCTGGCCGGGCGCTACGACCACGGTCGACAACTGCCTGGTACTGGAATGCATCGCCACCAGCACCGATGTCGCGTCGACAGCCAACCTCGGCGCGCTGACCAACGCCAACTACACCTCAATCACCGAGCAGATGGACAATTGGGTGATCACTGGCAATGGCGGCGGGATCGGTGTGGTATCGGGGATCAAGGCGACCATGGGCGCGACCGGCGCCTCCACCGCGACGCTGACGAATGCGGGGTTTAAGGCACTGATGACCTTGGCGATGGCGCCACAGAACCTCGTCGCGCAGAACCTGTATCAGAGCTTTGCACCCATCGACCGCGCTGCAAGCTGGTAAAAGGGGGCTGGAGTGCTCTACGAGATCTTCACCAGCGCCGACGTGGCCGTAACCTCGACCGCCAAGACGGTGCTCATGTTCACCTACCTGAACGACGCGACTTCCGCGCCGCTGGTGTGGCGGGTCGTTGACTGGGACATCGACATCGAAGGTGCGGCCGGGACGACCAGTGCGCTGGTCGAACTGGTGGAATCGACCCAGGCCAGCGCTGGTACCACGACTGCTGATAACACCGCGTTCCGGCAGCTTGCCGGCCCCAAGGCTGTGAACCCCACGACCGCGCAGACCTCCGGCGGATACGGCTGCGGGATCAACCGGAACTATACCGCCGAACCGACCGTGCTCACCCCGCTGATCGGTCCGCGGAAATTCCTTCAGGGTTCCTCGTGGACTAAGCAATTCCCCCTTGGCCTCCAACCGATCACCCCCAGCCCGATCGGCGGATCGAAGGGGATCGGCATCCGTGTGACCGTGCCGACCTCGGCGAACTGCCGCGCATCCCTGCAACTCATGCTTGGCGGCGCCTGAACCCGACCGGGAGGTAACCGATGGCCCGGTTCGGCCGCGGGTTCCCGGTCCCGAGCTACCAGATCCAACCGCGGGCTGGTGCTGGCGCGGTCTCCCCGATCGTCAAGGTCGGCACCGACGGGACCACCGCAGCGACCGCACAAGGTACCGCCGTCACCACCGCATGGCCCTCAGGAATCACCGACGGGGACCTGGTCGTCCTCGAGGTGACCTACGGATCCGGTGGCACCCCGACCACCATCTCGCAATCGTCCGGCGCGACGATGACACTCGTCTCCGACCTGTCCGACACGTCGATCAGGACGGCGACCTACACCCGGTTCTTCGTCACCGGTGACACCGCGCCAGGGTTCACCCTGTCCACCGCCCGATCCTGGTCGACGCATGCGGCCGCGTTCCGTGGGGTCGACACCACCCATCCGTTCGGCCCGAACGACAACGATTTCCAGCAGACCGCCCAAGCCTCCAGCGGGACGTACACGTCGGGGACGCTCACCCCCGACGAGAACCTCGCGATGCTCGTGCTGGTCTGGGGTGGGAAGGTCGGCGCCGGGATTACCCAGACGATCAGCGTCGCGGCCGGGTGGACCGACACCGGAGCGATCAACCAGTGCTCCATCGCGGCGGTCACCAACGTCTGGGGTGACATTCAGTACCTGCCGCAGGGCACCGCCGCGGCGACCTCCGAAGTGGTGACGATCACCGACTCGGCGGTCGGGCAGGGCACCATCCTGGCGTTGCAACCGACGGGCGCTGCCCCACCAGTCGGCAAGGCGCCGCAGCAGATCAGCCAGTACACCGGGTACTTCTGATGGTCGTCCTGATCCTCGCCGCCGGCGTCCTGACCGAGGCGCTGACCATCATGGCGGTGCTCATATGGGTGCGGCTCGGCAATCTCGGTGACCTGCTTGCCCTGTTGTTGTGGCGGCGCGCTGGGAAGACGCCACCGCAGATCAGCCAGTACCAAGGGTTCTTCTAGCGAAAGGGGGCCACGTGGCCCGATACAACGCGCAGCTCGTCTCGGCGGCTGCGGTCGGGGTCGACACGGCGTTCGGCTGGTTCGGTTACGTCGCCACCGTCGCCAAGCTCCGACGGGTCACCCTCGGCGTTTCCGTGAGCTCCGGGTCCATCACCTCACAGCAGTGCGTCGTCGGCTTCAACATCACCACCGGTGCTGTCGTGACGCCGACCAACGCCACCACCAACAAGCTCGACGCCGGCGCTGCCGCGAATGCGGTTTCGCTCGTGACGGCGTACGCGACTCCTCCGACGCTTGGCGCCACCGGCGCGGACGCGTTCAAGGTCGCGTTCAACAGCCAGTCCGGCGTCGACCTGCCATGGGAACTACTGGAGGAGTGGCGGATCGGCGGCTCAACCTCACTCGGCATCGCGTTCGTCAACCGCGTCACCGCCCTGCCCGCGAACCATTCGTACGTGTTGTCCGCAGAGTGGGAAGAGTAATAAGCCGGACAAAGGGGTAGCCCATGTCGCGGCGTTGGCGCGGCGTTCCGCCTCGCCGCGGCGAGTTCTTCCCAGTCCCCCAGCCGCTCCAAGTCCCAGCGCCACCAGCCCGGCCACCGGACCGGATCGAGCAGTCCGGTGGCCGGCCACGATGGTTCCCACGGCTGCGCCATGGCGAGTTCTCTGAGCCGCCCTGGCCGCAAGTCACCCCGCCAACATCGGCATGGACGCCGGGGCCGATCCGGCAGACAGGCAGGCGGGTCCTTCAACGCCGCGGCGGCGAGTTCTTCACCATCCCACCGCAGCAGGGACCGTCACCCAAGATCGTCCGCCAGACACTCCGTCGTCTGGCGGCCATCGGCCGACGGGACCGGTTCGACCCGCCGTGGCCGCAGGCCGTCCAAGCCCCACCAGTCTGGGTGCCACCGATCACCCAGGCGGTCCGGCGCCTGGGTGGCCGGCCGATCCGACGCGGCCAGCACTTCGAGCCACCATGGCCACAGGCCGCACCACCAGCACCCCCATCAGCGGTCCCGGCGGTCACCCGCCAATCGCGGCGCCCAGCGCTCCCACCACGGCGGGGCCGCTACGGCCAGCCTCCCTGGCCAGCCATCGCGATACCAGCATCACCCGCGTTCGTTCCGCGGCTGCTCACCGCACATCGCCCGCCAGCCATCCGAGGCCGCAAGGGCCGGTTCGCCTGGGTCCCGACTCCGCAGGGACCGCCGCCACCGTTCCTCTGCGCACGGCGGCGGCCGACGGCCAAGCCACGCCGTGGACGGTTCGCAGAGCCGCCATGGTTGTTCATTCCGCCACAGCCGAGCGTGTGGCGGCCGGGCCCGATCATTGCGCGGCGACGGCCGGTGCCGAGGCCACGCATCCATGGACGGTTCTTCGAGCCGGTGTGGCCGCAGGTACTGCCACCAGAGTTCGTCCCCGCCGACGGCACCGTCACGCCGGCCAGCCAAGCGACCGCCACAACCATCCTGACCGGCTACGACACCGGCAGCGTCCTCGTAACCGATCAGGCCAGCGGCACCGTCCAACCGGCCAACCATGACAGCGGCACCGCCGGGCCCACCGGGCAAGCAAAGGGAGGTGTGACTCCGACATGACCGCCACGGTCGCCGTCTCAATCTACGACACGGGCGACGCCTACCAGCTTCCCTACACGCTGACCGCCGCCGACCCGCTGTTCACGAACTGGGCGGGTGTCACCGTCACCACCACGGTCACCCGCCCGGATGGCACCGCAGATACGCCGACGGTCACCCCTGGCACACCAGCCGCCAACGTCCGCGCATATCTCGCTGTCGGCGCCTGCTCCCAGCCGGGCACCTGGACGTACCGGTTTGTCGCCTCGGGGGCGCTCACCGAGGCGCAGGACGGCCAGTTCTACGTCCGGCCGATCGCCACCGCGCAGGTCTACACCACGCTGCCCGAACTCAAGGCTGGCCTGTCCATCCCCCAATCGGACACGGTCGACGACGATGACCTCCAAGAAGCCATCAACACCGCCTCCCGCGCGGTCGAGGGCGATACGCAGCGGGTTTTCTACAAGACCACCGAGACCCGCACCCTCATCCCCACCGACCGGTGGCATCTACGGCTCGGCCCCTACATGGACCTCGTCTCCGTCACCACCCTGAAAACCGACGCGGACGGGGACGGCACGTTCGAAACCACCTGGACCACCACCGACTACCAGCTCCTCTGCCAGGACGGCACCCCCAACGTGAACGCCGGCCCCGAACCGCGCCCCTATCGGCGTATCAAGGCGATCGGCACGCAGACGTTCCCCTGGCTGTGGCAATGGCATCTCGCCCGTAGCGACCTCGTCCAGATCAACGGCGTCTGGGGCTGGCCGCAGATCCCCGACCGGATCCGCCGCGCGACAAGGTTGGCCGCGGCCGAGATTTACAAGCTGAACTCGGCTCCATTCGGGGCGATCGGAATGGCTGATCTGGGCATTATACGCGTACGCGACAATCCGAAATATCTCCGCTTGATTGCGGATTACCGTGTGATGCCCGTTCCAGTGGCCTGACCAGGTAAAATAGGAAGAGAACGGCCCCGCGGCGGTGACACGCCCGGGGCCCGGCCGACCCGAGGAAGCGAGTCGACATGGCAACTGTACTCACCCCGTCCATGCTGCCGGCGAAGATCGCCGTCAAGATCCGGGTCGACGCAGAGACCGGCTGCTGGCTATGGATCGGTTACATCGACGGGGGGGGCTATGGCGAGGTCCACTGGCCACCGGGCTCCCAGAAGAAGCACAGAGCCCATCGGCTTGTTTGGGAGCTGCTGAAAGGTCCGATCCCCAATGGGATGGTGCTCGATCATTCCTCTTGTGGTGTGCATGCATGCGTGAATCCTACGCATCTGGAGCCAGTCACCCATGCGGAGAACTCCCGCCGGATCGGTGGAGTGCCGAACAAGAACGGTCTCTGCCGCAAAAGGAAGCACCCCTGGATACCGGCAAACATCCGCATCGAATCCGATGGACAGCAGAGGTGCCTGCGTTGTCAAGAAGAACGGACGCGGCGATATACCGCAGCTGGCCGAGGTCACAAGACACGTCGTCCAGGAACGGGCCAACAATCATTCCTCTAGCGGTTCCGGTGGCCTGACAACGGAGACACGATATGGACCTATCCCAGCTGAAAATCAGCGCCCCGTCAGGGCACGGCCGCGGTGAAGGTACCGGCGTTGAGCTGGACGGGAAGCCGATCGGCAGGCTGCTACGCGGCATCGACCTGCACCTTGACGTCGACGACTTCACCACCGCCACCTTGCATGTCCTCCGCGTGGGTGTGGAGTTCGACGGCAAGGCCAGTGTCGTTCTCGACGAGGACACGCAGGTGATGCTCAAGCAGCTCGGTTGGACCCCACCGGCTGACGACTGATGGCCGCCCCCACCATCCGGCAGGTCCTCACCGCGATCGAAACCCGGCTCCTCACCATCCCCGGGCTGCGGGTCCTCGGCTACCAGGCCGACCAGATCAACCCGCCAATCGCGATCATCATGTGCCCCCCCGTCGCCAGCTACCAGGTTGGTTATGGCGATCGGAGACCGATCCTCCAACCCGTTGTCCACGTGCTCGTGAGCTCCGCCGTCGACCGGGTCGGCCAGCTCCAGCTCGCCGACTACGCCGACCCCGACTCCCCAACGTCGATCCCCAAGACGATCGCCGCCGACCCGACCCTCGGCGGGGTCGTCGGCCAATGCCAGGTCCTGTCGTTCGACCCGCTCACCGCAGAAGAGGTCGGCGCGCTCGGGTATTATGGCGGGAAATTTGTCCTTCGGGTGGTTACGTGATTGTCCGTAGCGGATGAAGAATCCGCGAATACAGTAAGGAGGGTAAATGCCGCCTACGGCGATTACGCCCAGTGTGAGGTTTTTTAGGCCCGGAACCACGAAAGTGTACTGGGTCCGCGCCATCGTCCTGTACACCGCCCCCACCCGCCTCGAGATCAATAGCGGTACAGACTTGAGCGGCGAGATCGCCGAGCTGAGCGGCTGGCAGGTCGCCTCCGACACGATCCCTACGCCCGATCTTGGTACGCGCTTTGTGCCCAAGATCGCCGGTCGTATCAACGCGGACGATTCGAGCATTTCCTTCTACGCCAGCAGCACAGGGTTCACCGACGCAAGGTCCGTACTCCCACGCGACACGACAGGGTTTCTCCTGATCATGGATGGTGGGGATACTGCGACGACTGGCCGGATGGACGTGTTTCCGAGTACTGTCACGTCTGTCCCGAAGCTGCGCGCGCTCGAGGATCCCGCGCAGGTGCAGGTCACATTCGCTGTGACTCGCGTTCCGGCCGAGGACCTCATAATTCCCGTTTAGTTCAAACAGGACAGTCACAGCGACACGCTAGAATTACAGAACAAGTGGCGCCCGCGGTGTGTGACCACCCGAGCGCCTGGCCGGACCGCCTGAGGAGGCCCGACGTGAAAGAGGCTACCAAGCGCTGCTCGAGGTGTCGGCAAGACCAGCCGATTGCGCTGTTCCGCAAGCGTGCAGACAGGCCGAATAGCCTGCTGTCTTGGTGCAGGGACTGCGACCGAGAGTACAACCGCAGGTATGTGCGCCCATACCGGCCATGTACGGTCACCTTGCCCTCGGGGGAGCCTTGCCCTCGGCCCTATGAGGGAAACGGCTACTGTCACACGCACAACTGGCGTTTCCAGCAGCACGGTGACCCGCAAGCGGACAAGCCTATCGGTCCCTGGCGCGCTCAGTCGGGCTGTTCCATTCCGGGATGTCCCGGCAAGTTCTACTCCCGCGAATGGTGTGAGCGTCACTACCAGGCGTGGCGAGCGCATGGTGATCCCCTGAAGCGGATCAATGCACCGGCCGGGCAAGCGGATCACTACACTAGGGAGGGCTATCACCAGATCTCTGTCGATGGTCGGATCGTGCGCGAGCATCGCTGGGTCATGGAGCAAGCCCTTGGTCGGCCACTGTTATCCGAGGAACATGTCCACCACAAGAACGGCATCAAGGATGACAACCGGCTGGAGAACCTGGAGCTGTGGGTAGGCTGGGGGAAGCAGCCGAAGGGTCAGCGGGTCGCCGATCTGGTGGCGTTCGTGGTGGAGCGGTACCCGGAGCAGGTGGCGCGGATGCTCCGCCAGCAGCGCCGGGGTGTGAAGCCTTCGGAGCACCCGACCCTCTGGTAGGGCTAGCGGCGGTTGCGGAGCACGAGGTAGACCACCCCGAGGATCACGTCCACGATCACCCAGAGCACTAGCCGGATAGCGGTGAGGATCATCCCGCTGGTTGGATCTGCGGCGGCTTCACCGGGCATCGAAAAGATCACCCACAGCAGGAACAAGGCGTTGACTGCGAGGACGAAGTAGCCGAACCGGCGGCCTTTGCGTCTGGGGTGCTGTTGCTGGCGGCGCTGGCGGCCCTGCTCGGCGAACTCCGCGTGGATATCCTTCTGCATGTCGGTCCCTCCTGGGGGACTGGCCGGGCCCCGGGCGACGCACTCGCTGCGGGGCCGCCCAATTCAAGGGCATCCGCAAGTATGCGCGTCCGCGACCCCCCACGTATAGGCCATCCGACCCGTTTGGTGCAGGACCGTTATCACACGCAAGGGGCAGAGATGGCTGCGATGTTCGAGATCAAGGACACCGGCGACTTGCGACGCCTCGCCAAGGATTTCCGGACCGCCGCCAATGGGAAGGAACTGCGAAGGCAGTTCACCGGAGAGGTCCGTGCTGCGCTACGCCCAGTGGCGGCCGATGTGCGTGCGGCATATCGGGCGATCCCGTCGATGGGCCATGAGTCGATGAGCCGCGGATCGCGCGGCCGGGCGGATCTGCGGGCGTTGCTGGCCAAGGCGACAGCCGTGCAGGTTCGCCTCAGCGGGAAGTGGCCAGCAGTCCGGATCGCGGTGCCCGGCAAGCGGATGCCATCAGGGATGCGTGCCCTGCCGCGATACTTCGAGGGTGAGAAGCTCCCTTGGCGTCACCCTGTCTTCGGGAATCGAAACGCCTGGGTGGCGCAGCGCCCACGCCGCATATTCGACGCAGTCGTCCGCCCAGCCGAGGCCAAGGTTGTTGCGGCGGTCAATCGGGCCCGCGATGAGGTCGCCCGCAAGCTTGAGCGAGGAACCATATGAGCGATGCCAATGGGCAGCAGCCCATCCAGCTTGACATTCGCACCCTGAAGCTGCGGGAGCTCCGCGACATCGAGACGGCGGTCGGCCACAAGATCGCGCAGGAGATCAGCACGCTCGACCTGTCCATGGACACCGTGCAGGGGTTGCTGTGGATCGCGCTGCGCCGTCAAAAGCCCGACGCGACATTCGATGAGGCCGCCGACCTTTCCTTTGAGGACATCATCAACGGGATCACCGGACCGGAGGAGATGCCCCCTTCTCCGACACCGCCGCTCGAGCAAGATGGCAGCAAGCTGTCGCCGAGCGGCGAGAACGGCTCCACGCCCAGGCAGCTGAGCGGCGAGCCCGCCATGAACTCCGCTTCTTCTACGGCATGACCGACGCGGATTTGGATGACCTGAGCGTCGAGGAGTTGCGCGCCCACCAAGCGTGGATGGCTGCGGCTGTCGGTCAGACTCCCGCACAGCCCGAACAGCCCGCCGTGGCGGGAGGTCCATGGGATGGATAGGCCCGTCGCGTTCGATTTCATCGCTCGGGACAAGAACTACTCGAGCGGGCTGCAGCGGATGGAGCGGCATACTGTCCGGTTCGGCGCGACCGTCGGGCGGATCGGCGGGGTCGGGCTCCGCGCATTCGGTGGGCTTGGCCTAGCCATCGGCGGCGTGGCTGCCGCTGGCGCGACCCTGGGGATCAAGACCGCCGCCAATCTTGAGACCGCCCAGATCGCATTCAAGCATCTCACCGGATCGGCCGCCGCCGGTAAGAAGACGATGGCGGAACTGATCCGGTTCGCTGCCGTCACCCCGTTCGAGCTGCCCGGGGTGCAGACCGCCGCAGTGCAGCTGCTGGGTGCCGGTGAGAACGCGAAAAAACTTATCCCGGACCTGACCGCAATCGGTGATGCGGCATCGACCGCGGCGAACCCGGCGGACGCCTTCGGCCGGACGGTGCTGGCACTGTCGCAGGCGATGAACCTCGGCAAGCTCCAGGGCCAAGATCTGCTCCAGATCACCGAGGCCGGTATCCCGATCTGGCAGGAGCTGGCCAAGGCGACCGGCAAACCGGTCCCCGTGCTGCAGAAGCTCTCTTCGCAAGGCAAGCTGCTCACCGCCGATGTGCTTCCCAAGCTATTCGTCCAGCTCCACAAGGATTACGGCGGCGCGATGGAGGAACAGTCTCGAACGCTGACCGGGGTCTGGTCGACGTTCAAGGACACCGTTTCCCAGTCGTTGGCGCAGGTCATGACCCCGCTTGCGGACATGCTGAAGAAGACCCTGCCGGAGGCGGGAAAGGTGATCGGCGACTTCGTCAACGACAAGCTGATCCCGGCGATGAAAACCCTAAAGAAGTGGTGGGACGACAACAAGGATGCCGTGTCCGCGCTGGCGTCGATCCTGGGAGACGTATTCACCACCTCCGCCAGCGACGCTGACGTCAGCGTCGGGGATCTCTCCAAGAGCCTGGGCGGTCTGGCCGGCATCCTCGATCGGATCATGTGGGCCGCGCTGCAGACCACCAAGGATTTCATCCAACTGGCCCGTTTCGTCGGCAATCTGGAGTTGCGCATCCTGGATCTGGTCGCTGCAGCAGGGCACGCGCTGAAGGCGATCGGGTTTTTTGATCCGACCGCCCGCAAGGCCGGTCAGGCGATGATCGACTGGGCCGGTGACATGAAAGACAAAACCCGCGTGCAACTCGGCCACCTCGCCGAGGATTCCCGCCGTACCCAGGCTCAGATCGACAAGATGCACGACAAGACCATTGACATCAAGGGTCGGGACTTGGTCGGCCCGGTCGCCAGACGGATCAAGCGTGAGCTGGCGTCGATGACCGGTGTCCTACCCGGCCAGGTTCTCAAGGTCGATGTTCGGACCGGCCGGTCAGCCGCCGGTGGGCTTATCCTCGGGCCGGGCGGCCCAACCGCTGATAAGGCTGGCGTGTTCGCATTGTCGAATCGCGAGTTCGTCCAGCCGGCCGTGGCCACCGACTATTATGGCGTGCCCTTCATGGAGGCGATCCGCAAGCGGCAGTTGCCCCGTATGGCCGCCGGTGGGGTGGTCGATGAGGTTTCCGCGCTGCCGGCACTGCGCAGCCGCATGCTCGCGTTCGGCCGGCAACAACTCGCCGCGATCCCCAGCCTCGGCGGTGGAGCTGGGTCCGCGCTGGCGATGAAGGTTGCGCAGTGGACGGTCGCCGCGTTGCACCGGTCGATGGGTGAGGTGGCCGGCTGGTTCCGTCGGCTCATGTTCGAGAGCGGTGGTAATCCCCGCGCGATCAATCGGTCTGACTCGAACTGGTTTGCCGGGCATCCCAGCATCGGTATCGCGCAGGTGATCCGTGGGACGTTCGCCGCGAACGCGGGTCGCTATCGGGGTGTCGGCCCGTTCGCCTATGGCGTGTCGATGAACCCATTCGCCAACAGCTACGCCGGCGGACATTACGCCATCGGCCGCTACGGCTCGCTTGCCGCCGTCGACCCTCGGGTCCGCCCGATCGGCTACGACCGTGGCGGCTTCCTGCCTCCGGGCCTGTCGCTTGCCTACAACGGCACCGGCCGGCCGGAGCGGGTCGGTGGTGGGATCACCGTGCACGTGCATGTGGCCGGGTCGGTCATCGCCGAGCATGACCTCGCCGACACCGTGCAGAAGGCGTTGCTCGCCAAGCAGCACCGTCTGGGTGGTATCAGCCTGGGGTTGTCGTAGGTGGCGGACTTCGCATGGCAACACAAGGCGGAAATCGCTTTTGCAACCCAGCCGATGGCCGCCTCCCCGACTTGGACCGACGTCTCCGCGTACGCGTCGGCGGTGAACCCGCTCGCCATCCAGCGTGGCCGCCCGGACGAGTTCTCGGATGTGCAGCCGGCGACGCTGGGGCTGCTGTTGAATAACGCCGATGGCCGGTTCACCCGCGACCGTCCCTCGAGCCCGTACTATCCGAACGTGCGGAATGGTCGGCGGATCCGCATCTCAATGATCTATTCGTCGACCACCTACGTCCGGTTCGATGGGCATGTGAACGAGTGGCCGACGACGTGGGAGGAGGGGACCGGCGCGGCGCAGTCGTGGGTGCAGGTCACCGCGACGGACCGGTCCAAGCGGCTGGGGCAGACCGGTGAGCTTCGCTCCATGGTCGAAGAGGAGATCCTCCGCGACGCGATCGCCCCGGACTC